TTCATCCTGACGACGCAGTTCGGGTACAGGAATACCAGCATCTAACCAATTGACATCAGCATATCTTTGTGAGAATTCTTGATATGTGAAACTTCGGTGACGCAACACTTGAGCCGCTATTCCACGACTGGTGTTTAGTTCTAGAGTCATGAACGCTTGTTCAAAAATACTCCAGTGCTGGTGTTTAATACAATACTTCAAGAGTCCTGCGAAAGACTCACTCTCCTGGTTTTTTGGATTGCTTACGCGAGCACAATATGCAATGTGCTTTTCAGCATCAGGAGTTACACTGATTAGTTTTACGTTGTTCACTCTGCTTCAATTGTTTCTTTATAAGTTTAGCATACATTACATCCTGCTCGGTATACCATTCGGGATGTTTCTTTGCTAATTTGATGATTTTCTTTGCTGCTTTTTTGTCCTTCATTAATCTGGGTATCCGTCGTCATCATCAAAGACTTCATCATAGTCTGTGATGAGTTGTTGCCTATTTTCATATTTATAAGCAGTAACGTCAGAGTACACTTCAGACTCAAGAACATCCACCAAAGATTTTAAATTCCTTACAATGAGTTTAAGTTTCTCTTTGTCCATAAAAAAATGGGGGTGGTGTACCCCCATTCTATCAACCTATTCTTTGTAAGTCAATCACTTAGTGTAGGTATGACCGCGATAAGTAAACTTACCGTGGACCTCCTCTGGTGCAGATGTAAACTTCTTAGTCACAATACCGCGATAGGCAGTGTGAGTAATTTGTGCATCATGCAGGGCAGATTGCTTTTCAATCTGCTTCTTAATGAGGTTGAGTGTGTTCATGATAGTCTCCTGAAGTAAGGGATTTTAGCCCCGTTCCTTCAGTCGTTTGCGTCCGTCTAAGACGGATGAACGATCCGTTCCGCGACTTACTTGCGTCCCATTGATGGGATGAACGTAGGATCATTATAGACCCGTTATTTTATATAGTCAAGCAGTTTTGTAACTTGTGATACAGTTTAATGTTTTCTATACAAACATTCCTTTCATGTTCATGTAGTTCATGGTTTCCTTTAAAGTGCCTCTAAACATACCGATAGAGATCATAGGATACTCTACATCATCACCAAACTCATCTCTGAACTGTCCCTCAGTAAAATGTTTACCTCTCTCATAAACGACAACTTCATCAATGTGAACTGACTTCATAAGAGATGCTGCTCTCTCACATTCTTGACTACCGTTGGAATAAATCGATGCTTGCATCAGTCTCTTTGCCTCCAATCTGCAGGTTTGTCTTGTTTAAACCAGTCTGCTATTTCATCTACAGAATCAAAACCAGACCTATGAGAAGACGGATCCGGATCACCCAAGTTGAGACCATTAAAAAAATCATCTCCTGGGTTCAATGCCGTCCTCCTCGCGAGTCTTAGCATTTCCATGGCACTTGTATTTGCCTTTGCTAATTTGTTCGCCCATATCATATCATCCAAACTAACTTCTTCACCGGTAACAATCTTTTTACAGATCGTTTCAAGGCGCAAACGATATTGCGTCGATAGCATAAACACACACTCTTGCTAAGGTATTTATTAACGCTCTATTACTTGAAGGGTATTACGTTCAGATTTAAGTTGCGATATTATAAAATCACAACCCAACTGTGGATCGCATTTACCACAGGTAAAGATGTCAACTGCTGCTTGTCCTGTTTCAGGCCAAGTGTGAATACTGATGTGACTTTCCGAAAGCATTGCAAAACCTGTAACACCTTGAGGGTCAAACTTATGTACTGCTAGATTGAGTAAGTTTGCTTTTACTTCTTTTACTGCTTTATATAAAAGCATCCGAATAAACTCTTTACTATCAAGGAGTTCAAACGGACACTCATATAGGTTTAAGATAAAATGCTTTCCCATCACTCTATAGCTTCATTGTCAATACCATATTCATTAACCAAACGGTCAATGGCAGTCTCAACTCCTGAAAGTTTAGAAAGTTCTGCGATGTTTGACTTTTGAAATTTCTTAAGTTTTTTATATTTCTTGACTAGTTTAGTGACTTCACTTGTATCAATCTCAAAGCGAACATTACCGTCCTTATTTTCATCATTAGTGAAACCTTTGAAACCGCTCATGTTTTTTTCTTTGATTTAGGTGCTGGATTTCCCCAGAATTTAGGGTTCGCTCTACCTTCAGATTGTTTCATGAAAACAAAGTCTTTTTTGTACTTATCATAATAAGCATCAAAAATTTCTATTTGTTTTGATGCTAATACAAGATCATATTGTTTCTTACCATCTACTTTGTAAGTAACAATAAATGAATTATTAGGAAGATCCCTGTTGTTATCAACACTGGGATCACAATCCTCTTTAATAATTTTCAACTGCGTCCGCCCCATTGAATGTCTGGATAAGCTTGCTTAACTACATCATAAGTGATTTTGTACTTGTCCGCAAGTTTTTTGTCCTTTACAAGACAAATAATTTCTGCCTCTTCGGGGTGAAGTCCTTCAAGCATTTGAATAAACATAGTCTCTCTACGAATAGTAGAAAGACCGTCATTACCACCCTTTACAAAGTTATAAAGATGTTTCCACTCACGACGCAGAGATGTATGATCAGTGCCTACAGGTACTTCATTCTTATTGTAAGGAACCTCTCCACTTGGAATAACAGAAATTACTGTTTCGTCAAAGTTCCAAATAAAGATGCTCTTCAAAGCATCTGTTTCATATTTTTGAAGAACCTCCACCTTCTTTGCTTTGGAACGTTGCTTGCTCGCAAGTTCTAAAATTTCATGGATAAAAGGATTAGGTGGAAGTTCAACCTTCTTCTTCGTCGAGCTCGTCATAATTGTTTTCAAATCTAACTGCTAAAATTTCGTCTGGTAAAATGTTACCGTTTGCGTCAAGCATTTCGGGATGGGTGTATATAGGAGTCGTATTAATAACATGATCTTTTGCTAACCATCCAACTACACCACCTACAAGAAAGAACATTATAGAAAATAATGTTCCAACTGTCAAACCTACTGCTAACATAGTCCCGTCCTCCTGAGAGTCTATCTTTTCCTTATATCCAAGTAAACGTTGAAGTGAAAAACAATATCTCTCTTAAAAAAAGAAACCATTTTTCCGAATCTTACTTGGAAAGTTTTGGGCGGTTCCGCTCTCCTCCTATTTCTGAGCATTAATTCTACCCCACGGTTAAGATGGGGTGTTGACTTATTTAGAGCACTTCTTTCGTCTTCCTGGTCTTCGGTCACGACTATACCTCCATGAGTCTTCAAGTATACCATACAGGTATTCTTTTATTTTTCTTGCTTGAGGTTTGGAGATATGTCCATAACCCTCACGAAGTTGTTTATGTTGATTATCTTGACCCCCAATGAGATATTCATTTAGTTCAAGAGTAATGTCATTAATTTCAGCAGCAGTAGAACTCTCAATGAAAGAGTCTACTACATGTTTTTTAATTTTGTTGTCTTTAAGGTATTGATAAAATTTAAGATTCATTTGCCCCTCAAAGGCATTATCAATCGCATGTTCAATTAGATCGTACATGTCTGAGAGGTTTTGTTCCATTAGACTAGTTTATTCTCCCTTAAGTATTGAACGGTTTCCGTACACCCTCCGATAATTTTATCGTCGAGTTTCACTTTAGGAAAAGTAGATCCCTTTCCAAACATTTCATAAAATTCTAAAAGGTTGTAGTCCCTACCGAGTTTGTGCTCCACGTATGGGAGTTTTGCTAAAAATAACGCTCGAATAACCTTAGTGCAATAAGGACAACCGTCCTTTGAATATACAGTATAAGTCATTTTACTACATCCTGCCAGTCTTTTTCAAAAATTTCCATACCTTTATCTGTCAAAATATGATCATACATCTGATCAAATACTTTGGGTGGCATAGTTGCGATCTCTGCACCATTATACCATGACCTAATAGCACGTTGCACACTACGAATAGATGCAGACAATACTTTAGTCTTAATACCGTGGATGCGATATAGTTCGGATATGGACCGTACAACCTCCAGACCCGCCACTGACTGGTCGTCTAAACGTCCTACAAAAGGAGAAACGTATGTTGCCCCTGCCTTAGCTGCTAGAACCGCCTGAGCGGCACAGAAGATGAGTGTGACATTGACTTTAATACCCAGGTCAGAGAGTTTTTTACAAGTTTCAAGACCCTCTCTAGTACAAGGAACCTTAACCGTACAAACATCACCAAACTTCTGATAGAGACGAACTCCTTCAGCGGTCATGTCATCGGCATTACCAACAACTTCCATGCTGATATCCTTTACTCCGATGTCACGAATATCTTCATAGACATCTTCAGGGTTCCTACCAGATTTCATGATGAGTGTGGGATTTGTAGTGACACCATCTACCAGTCCAGTTTCAAAATACTTAGAGATAATATCAGTGTCAGCTGTATCCAGAAAAATTTTCATTAAAAAAGGGCGGTGCTACGCCCTTTATATATCATTTTTTGTCTTCGTTGTAAAGGTCTTCCAACCTTTCTCTTGTTAAATCAACATACATCACTTCTTCACCTGCTTCAGGTGCCTCAGGATGTTTTTGTTTTGTTACTTTAGGTTTCATATTAATAGAAATAATATTTGCCCACATCAAAGCAAATGCTGTACCTGCAATGACTGCAAAACAAGAAAAGTAAACAAAGACGAGCCAACCATTCACAGTGCGTTGCCTCTTGGAAGAACTTCTTCAGGGAATATAAAGTTCTCATGTGGTTGGTCGGCAGGTGCTAACCAAGCACGAAGACCTTCATTCAAGAGAATATTCTTGGTATAGAAAGTCTCAAACTCTGGATCCTCTGCTGCACGAATTTCTTGAGATACAAA